GTTAGTATCCTTGAATGGATAGTGCCATAATTATAAATGGTAGTAAAAATGGAAGAGTCATCAGCACTAGAAATTCGATAGTGTCAACCAATTTTCGTTTTTGAGGACGAATGACATGGTTGACTTCTCTAGCTTTTCGTACCATGCTCTTCGCAAAATAAGTTGCTGTGGTCATGGTTTTCCTAAAGTTAAGTTATAAGTAAAATGTATAATCGGTTATAAGTACACCGAGTTTACGCATTTATTTAGACAAACTAAAAACCTAATGAATTTTCTTAGGGTCGATAGGTGTATCGAAAGAATTTGTAAACTCATCTTCTTTGATTGCTTCTTCGAACATCCTTATATCTTCTTCATAGTTGTTTTCAGAACCATCTAATATAGAGTCTAATGCTTTGTGTAGATATTCTTTTGGGTCAATTACTACTTTATTTGATAAAGGTATGTTACCCTCCTCTACCATAGTTAACCATCTTGCACTTGCTTCATCATAAAAAGGAATAAACTGTGCGTTCATCTCACTTACATGTAGAACATTATCCATGTCTATAAACAGCATTGAATCTGAAGTTAGTGGAGAATATGGAATGAATGTTGCAAGGGTTTTAGTGCTAGACACCTTTGATAAATGACATGTCATAGGTAGTGTGATTTCTAAAGTGTCCTCCACTTCGTTAACCATTCCTACTATTTCGTCGCCGTTTTTTAATCTGATTATTTCGTATTTCACTTTAAATTGAACTGTTTGATATCATATGGGAATCCTTCCTCGTTATAGATATTTATACGTTCTTTTAAGTGACTTAAAGTATAGTTGTTACCACCGATATCATCTGCGATATCGAACAGTCTCATTTCTGTCTTGTCTTCAGTCTTACGAAGACCTCTACCAATTGACTGTAGGTTTCTGATTCTTGATTTTGATGGAGATGCAAATACAACATTATCAATCTTCTTAATGTTGACCCCTGTAGAGAATGTTCCGTAAGATGCAAGGATGACATTATCATCAGCTTGTTCCACAAGTGTCCTCACCTCTTCTCTATCCGTTACATCTGTACCACCATAGACATAGTGTAATTTATCCTCAAGTCTTTTAAACATTTTAGTATGTAGTACTGCACCATGTTTCTCAACATATTGGAATAGAACAAGTGTGTTTCCTTTTAGATTATATACAAGATTACAAATAAACTCATTCCTACTATCACTTGATACGAGGTAGTCCATCTCTTCTTGGTAGTTCTCAAACTTTCTTTTTTGGTGTTTCAATACAATCACATCAATGTTTAGACTTGCAATAGTCCCATCTTCTATAAGTTGGGCAGTACTGATAACTTTTTTAACAGGCCCGAACAGTCCTTCGAGTTGAAGTCTATGTACCTCTGTTCCGTCTAATGTTCCTGTGCAACCTATACGGACTGCAGTTTTTTTCATCTTCTCTAAGATACCTTTCAAAACATTTGCTTTGAACAAATGCGCCTCGTCACCAACAACAACATCAAAAGACTCTAACACCTCCTTGGGAGCTTTTGCGAATGATTGCCATGTAGTAACAGTTATAGGCGCATCGAATACTTCTTGACCACTGTAAATTTTACAGATAGGTTCTTTATAACCATAGTCTTGAAAATCCTTAGTCATCTGTTCGACCAATGATGTAGTAGGTACAATGATGACCGTCTTGGTGTCGTAGTACCTTGCTAAGAGGTAAATGATAAGAGACTTACCACTTGCAGTGGGTGACAATAACAACTGTCTACCGTACTGTATTGCAGTATTAAATGCATCTATTTGGTAATCTCTAGGTTGGAATGGTAAGTCTAAATCTGCTAACCATGACTGACTACATTTCTCTCTATGTTTAACACCAATTACATCTTCTATTCCTCCAAACTCAAATCCACGTTCTCTACAGAACTCATCAATATATGGGAGTAATCCTATGTAAATCTTTCTAGTCTTCATAGAAAATAGATACACCTTACCATCCCACCATTTGTTTTTGTAGGACGGCATAAACTTTGCGTTTGGAACTTTAAATGAAAAGAAATCGTATAGGTCTCTTGCAAGACCATCATCACAATTAACTTTTAGGAAACACTCATCTACTTTAGAGACGGTGACGGTTGGTTTAGACATATGGTTTTCCAACAAACCACACCACTAGTGATTTTCTTGTACCCTTAGTAACAGGTGTCACTTGATGGTATACAAAGGATGGGAAGACTACAACACTGCCTATTTGTTTTGCAGAATGGGGTATAGTTCTAACTGAATCGGTAAGGTCTATTTTTAGATCGTCTGTTAATCTATCAAATTTTCTTTGAGGTTCTAACCACTGGAAATGACCACCTTCGTAATCATCTGATTCGGACAACTGAATAGTCATAGATAATTTTCTATGCATACCATTATCGTATTTCAGTGGGCCTGCATCTGTATGCCATGTGTAGAAATCACCCTTCTTTTTTTCAGGTTGTGCTTCATAGATAGTGTACTGCGGGTTTTCTTGATATTCTATTGTGTGATACCATTCACACTCATCACATGCAATGTTTAATGCAACTCTTATTTTATCTACGATATCTTCAGGCATGTGTCCTTCTTCATTGATAAACCACTTATTACCACCTTGTCGTACTTCTTCGACCACATTACCCTCTGTAATAATTCCATCAGCATCTCTATCTTGGTTACTCTGACCAACCATAGAATTCTTTAAAGGTAGTTTATCTGCAGCTTTATGAATTCTTGCAACCTCTTCGGGTGTAAAGAAACTTTGTGCAGTCCATAGGTAGTTTTGTAATATCATATTATTGTCCACTCATAAATTTTCTCCAATCAATCGTATTACGGATTGTTTGGTGTCTCCAAGTGATGTTAGTCATACACTCTTTGAGATAGTCTATTGTTACTTTTAATAGTTCTTGTCTTGCTTTCATTTCAGATAATTCTTTATCTGCATTAAAGAAGTAGTGCATATCTGCTTTCATCACACTTACTCCGTTTAGGGGGTCAACATCCCAACCCAATTCTTTCCTTCTGTCTTCGTCCATCTTACCTGTATACCACAACCACTTGTCTCTAAGTAGTTCGTTGTATTTGAATTCGTATTGTTTAGATAACAGAATCTTACTGGTTAGTAAGTCTTGGTATTTTGCATGGAGTTTTGGAACGACTAATGAAGCTTTGTCTAGTTCGATATCATCTATCTCACAGTCATTGTTCCATTGTTCTTTGATTTGTTCTAAATTCATAACGATTCACCTATACTAGTTAACTACTAGTATAACATATTTATAGGGGTTTAACTAGTGGTTTTGATGTCGTAATATGTAAAACGAAACTCCACTGTACAAGTAACTGTCTCCGCCTCTGCACCCGACTGAAGTTCTAGTCCACCAAGTGATATAGGAAAACAGTCATAGAATCTAAAAAACTTATTAGGTATATTCTTATTGGTGTTAGTAATCAATGTAATTTGTGAGTACTGATTTAAATCATTGTTTATATTGGATAGTTCACCAGTAGTTGTTTTCTGAGAATCAACATACGACTGAAAATCTGAAGATGAACTAACTGGAACAATTGCTTGCATCCAATCATACATCTCTTTGAAGTTCTCTAAGTCTTCGTCTACTAAAAAGGTAACAGCAAGTGTATCAAATGACACCTTGTCGCCAGGAAAAAAAGCATCAACCCCAATACCAAATGGTTGGTTTACTTCCGTAAACTGCAGGCCAGGTATATTAACAGACTGTACATAGTACTCTACAGTTGGAACTTTGTCTATTAGAAGACGAAAGTTATTCTTGTTAAGGAGTGATTTATTTATCTCAACCATTTATTTTAGTTATCCTTTTGTTAGAGGTAGTGTCATGATAATCTTCTCCTCTATACTCTCTTGTTGTTGTTTCTTCACAAAGATATCCATCTTTTATGAATGTTGTAATGGTCTTGCGACTCAATACATTTGTTGTTTCAATTCCATTAGGGAAAACTGATTTCTCCCATGGGCCTTCTTTCACATTGATTTGTTTATTGTACATAATATTTCTCTTTCTTATACTATTTATAATATGTGGGTGTTTCCACCCACAAGGGTTTACTTCTCTGTTACAAACTCGTTGAGTTGTCTTGCAGTTCTAATAACCTCTTCACCAGTTATTTCTCTTAATGGTAAGGGTTTCTTATCATTAGGGAATGAGTCATTGTGTGCATAGATAGCA